TCATATCCAGGTATTCTGAATATTGGATACTCTACATATTGTTTATGTTTATCACCAATTAGGTAAACCGATGCTTTGTTTGGGTCATGCTCTGCTCTAACTAATACTGATATAGTATGTGTATTACTTGTTAAACTTCTTAATTTTTGATGATACTGAACCACAACTGCTGAACTAAATCCATTGAAGTTAATGTATCTATGGTCATCCATTTCAACATCCAAATATTCAGTATTTACATACCCTTCCAATTGACATCTCCAAAAAAGATCATCATCTTCCATACCCCAATCCCAATAGTCATTTGAGTAACCATTGGTTTTTTCTACTTGTTCTTTTGTAAAAAGAATAACACCACCAAAGTATTCAGGGTAAGACATTCCATAATTATACTTTGAAAGTTTAGTTGCTATATGAATCGGTATCTCTTCGGGATAACTATAATCACAATCATCCGATGGAATCATATCAACATCATGCCAAGCTATGTAATCACACCCATCTTCAAACGCGTGCTTAGCTGCTATATTCTTCATAGCACCTCTATTAAATAACTTATCATCCGTTTGATGTGCTATATAAAAAGCATGTTCGATTCCTTTCTTATTTAGATGCTCCGTTAACGCAGGAATTAATTCATCCAAATGTTTTTGTCTGTTTCTATAAGGAATACATATACCTAACTTGTGACTCATAAGCCTACTATAATATGTGTTTGATTATTAACTTTTGTTCTAGAATGCTCTGTAAAATAGCAATTATTTAAACCCTCTTCGTTTGTATCAATATGTCCTTTACTTACTTCGTTTTGAAATTTTAATTGATTATATCTGGTTGTTTTTTCTCTCCACTCATTATTGGTATATCCATTCTCAGCATGCGCTAGTAACTTAAAAGTACATTCTCTTCTGAAAGGAACTTCTATTAATTTACTATCTTCAATATCATATCCAACCATTTCACAATTTACAATTTCACCATCATTACCCCTTCCACTCAAATCAATCAATTTATAATCTTTAATGAATTTAGCATCATAATATAATTTTAATTTATGTGCTGATTTATAATCTTTAAAATTTTGAGTTAACCCAAAGTATTTGTTATTACTAATATCAAATATTTCATCAGGCTCTAAAGCCTCATCATAAATTGCTACTGAATTGATTAACCCATTGAACATTTTTTCATCATCAGTTCTTAATGGGTCTGCACAACCTAAATAAAAATATGGTTCTCTGATGTAATTGTATAAAGGAGTTTTATACATCAATCGTTTAACAAACTCACCATCCTGATACATAATTATATGTTTCTTAGTTGGGTCTATTGTTATAGCTACGTTTGTTTTATAATGAGGTTTAATATCCGTACTTATGTATATTACTTCGTTTTCATTATCAAAAATTTCAAAGTTGTATCTCTTATACGAACTATATGATATTAATAAATCATAACCAGGTATACCAACCACACCATAGATATCTTTATCTTTTTTGTAATTTAAAACAGTTTCATTTGGTGAAAACGAAACAAATATAGTTAAAGGTCTCCTAACGTTAATTACATTCTTACCTTTAACATATGCATTGTTACCATTAAACTTTAATGCAGCTGTATTACCACCAACGTTTTTTATTTCTTTCTCTTCTAACGGAATTCCATTCAACTTACAACGGTAGAGTAAATCATCATCTTCAAATCCCCAACCCCAATAGTTATTTGAGTATCCGTTTATACGTCTAAACAAATCTACAGGAAATAAAGTAACACCTCCAAAATATTCATCGAATAGTGTTCTTTTAGTTTTTGATTCAGATACAAAGTTTGTGGCTAGGTGCAATGGCACCGATGAGAAGCTGTAATCAACTTCCACCGGCAACATATCTATATCGTGAAATACAACATAATCACAATTTAGTTTCTCAGCGGTTAGGAAACCGATGTTTAGAAGTTTACCTCTATTAAATGCAGTTCCACCATCTTGTTCCACTACAATTAGTTCGAACTCAATACCAGCTGCGTTTAAATGTTTTATAATACTTTTTTTGAAACTAAGTAAATGTTTATACCTATCTCTATAGGGAACTATTACACCTAATTTAGCCATAACTTATTACTCTTCAGTATTTTTGAATGATTTGTGCCACTCAAATAGATAATACTGCATTCTTTCACTCCACTCATCTTTATCAATTTCTTCAAACCAGATGGTAAGTGCATCTAAGGAATTAGCAATTTTTTCTAATGCTTTAACTTTCCTTTGTTCTAATAACATTTCTTCTTCTGTCATAACGATACTATTTTTTTTATTAATTTGTTCCAAGCTCTATATCTGCGAAATTCCGCTATTGAGGAATTCTCAAACATAAATTCATTCTTATATATATCTATCAAAAATTTAGATTTTCGTAATTCTTCATACATCTTTTTATACTCATCAGAGTATGCATATTCTTGTCCAATATCAGCTACCTTTTGTATTCTTTCTATACAACTAGCATCCCATTTAAAGTGATGGACTTGAACTGAATACTCATCTATTGGTGCTATTAGTGGATGATTCCAACCTTGCCATCTCCAAGTAGTATGCCCATCAAATTCAGCGTAATGTTGACCGGGTGTTATTTTAACATATCCTTTCTTTACACAAATCTTATTTGGACAAGCCCCACTCATCGGATATCTAAAAAATCCCATCATTGGGAATTGTTTAAAAATAAATTCATCGGTTATGTGAGGAAATGTTCCATCTTTACCAACTCTATCAATAAAGCCACCTCTAACTACATCCCATCCTCTTCTATCACAATCACTAACCATTTCTTTGAGATTATCCTTTGGATATAAATGAAACTCATCAATATCTGCAATAACCCACCAATCATCCCCATATTTAGAAGTAGCCTGATTATATAATTTGGTAACTTCCTCCCAATCAAATATTCTATGTCTTGTCGTTCCCACAATCTTAACATTAAATAGATTATCGGTTATTGCTCTAACTTCATCATCTATATTTGGATGTAATTCTGAATTATAAGTAACAATACAAATCTCATCTACATATTTTGTGTAGTGAGAAATAAAATGTGGTAATAATTCCACACCATGTCCAATAACAGTAACTAATCTTATCATTTTCTATTCAATAAAGTTATACCGGTTGATGAAGGTTTATTTGGTAATATTTTATGATTGAAAAGGTTAATTATATTCCAATCTTTATTATCAGCCAATTCTTTTATCAATTTAGCAGGTCCATCAAATTTATCCCAATGTTTTTTAGAATCTTCAGATACAATTAAATTATTTTCATAAGATTCATCAGTATCATGTATCATTATAATACCTTTATCTGAAAGTATCGTTGAATATAAATCAAAATCCAACTTAACACCTTCATATGAGTGGTCACCATCTATAAAAAGAACATCTATCTTAATATCTTGCTTAACAAAGAAATCATAGTATGCCTTTTCAGATGTTTCTTTTATAAATCGTGGATGAAACGCACTTCTAAACAAAGAACTCTCATCTTCTATATCAGATTTACCACCAACTCCATTACAAGCATCAACAACGTAAGTTGTTCCAATATCTCCCCAATTCTTATCATTACTTCCTTCAAATATTTGTTGTTCCCACAAATCCATCCTCGCTTGAGTCATAATGCGTGGAATAAACCCTCCACCACTCCCAATACACACACAAACCTTTGCTCTCATATGTTGAATGATAGAATATACCAATAATCCATCACCCATGTGCTTTATAGTAGCTCCATGTGTCCATCTGAATGGTATATCCACACCTTCATTGGTTGTTATAAAGTTTTCTATGTAAAATTGGTCAGTTATCATAAAATATTGGTAAAGATACGAAATTATTTAGTATTTTCCAAATCTTTTTTCTTATTTTCTTTAGATTTCCACTCTTTTTTCTTAACCTCATTAGTAGATACGGTCCTACCATAGGCAAAAGTTCCAATATGGTTTATTTCATTACTTAAATTCATATCTATCTTTAACTCATAACCCAATTTATTTAATTTCTTAAATAGAGTAAAATCTTCACCTCCCCAATCTTCTGTTTTTGGCTGATATGTGTATTCGAAGTATGGTTTTTGTAATTTTTGGAATATTTCAGTCCTCATTAATACACAACCCATTCCCATTGCCTCAGCAGTTACCAATTCATCTGAATATTGTATGGGTATCCAACTTTCCCAATCGCTTGTATCGGTATATGCAACCGATTTAAAGGGGTATGTTCTTTTCATATAGTTACACCCCACAATATTTTGATTGTGTGATAGTAACCTTAATAGGGTGGTTGGTGGGAACATCATATCACTATCTAACCAAAGAACCCATTCTGCTCCAACTTCTATTGCCTGTTTGATTAAACTTTCTCTTTGATTTATTAGAATAGTTGAAGCATCAAAAAACAAATGAGTTTCAATTCCCATTTGTGTAGTTGTCTTAACCAAATTACTTAATGAATAAGCAAAGTGAGAATATACCGTATCTTTACTCGGAACTAATATAGCTACCGATGTTGGTAACCCTTGCCATAAAGTGTTTTTGTAGATACTCATTTTACACCAGGTATTTTAGATGTATCCATTTCAGCTTCAGCAATTGTTTCGTTAATGATATTAATTAGTTCCTTAGAACGTCTAATTATTAATTTATAATCTACAATTGGTAAATTACTTATGGTTTCAAAAGTATGTTTAGAGTATTTTCCATCCAAAAGAACTTCGGTGGATACTTTTCTTGCTAATCTTTCTATAGTAGCCCATCTACTATATTCTAAATCGTTTTGTAAGAGTTTCTGAAGATTATCAGAGTTGTGGGATTTAAGTATTCCATCCATTATTTGGATTTCTTCTTTTACTTCATCCGTTTCAGCAAGAGTTTTTAGATATTCGTATTTTTCAACAAATCTAATAAGTTTTCTTTTATCGTAGTCAATTCCATTCCAAACTATGTTTTTTAATTCATATTCGGACATAGATTCTTTGTAACTTAATTTCATAACAAAACATTTTAACAAATATACGAAAAATATCTGATATTACCAAACATTTTATGGATAATCTTGTGGTGTTGTAATACCTCCGAATTTAATACTCAATTCAGATTCAGCACCTATAACTAAATTAGTTTGACCTAATCCTAAGTTTCTATTCTGCCCAATAGATGTTCCACCGCCGGATGGTGTATTGTTTAATCCAATGTTCGTATTAGCCGCAGGAGGATATCCAGCCGATAGACCAAATGCCCTATATACCTTTCCCATAGCAATTTCCGAACCGGTAGCAGGAATTAAACCCATTGTTTTTAAACTTTATTATTCAATATTAACATCACTTTAGATAAGTATTACTTATTTAAAATGTTGTTTATTACTTCTCTTAACTCTTTAATTTCAGTTTGTTGGGCTACTATGGCGTTCTGCTGCTCTTTTATGGATTCAATCAATAAAGGTATAATTTTTTCGTAATTAACTGCCTTATAACCACTTTCACGAGTAATTACTAATTCAGGCATTACTTCCTCAATTTCTTGTGCAATTACTCCGTAATCTTTGCCTGTATATGTTTGTTGATTTTTATTCCAATCAAATGTATAACCACCTATTTTAGAAATAATTTCTAATGGAGATTCTATTTTTTGGATATTATCCTTTAGATTTTTATCAGATGCTGCGTATGCTACAACTTCACCCGTTGCTCTAATATCACCACCAACTTGCAATTTAGCTGCTACAGATGTTCCAGCAGTTCCAATTCTTACATTACCGCCTGGACTTAAAAATAAATCGGTTGAACCACCTGTTGATATTGTTTTAGCTCCAGTTGCAGATGAGAATGATATTGATGTTGAATCTGCTGATAATGTTAATCCGCTTCTTATTATACTAACGGCACCACCTTCATTAATACTGATTGCAGTTCTCGCACCAGTAGCATATGAATCGGTTGTAGCGATATACATTCTTGTACCGTATGAACCATCTGAGTTAATATAGATACCCGCTTGACCGTTTCCACCCGAACTTGCATCTCTTGCTCCAAAAGTTATTGCAAAACCAGCGTTAGCTGTTCCACTCGCAGAACCTAAATGTAAATCACCATTTCCTGTACCAGGAGTTGTTGCACTCCATACGGTTGGCGTTCCACTTAAAGTTTGTCTAGCAAATGTGGGTGTTGCTGCCGTATGAATATTTTGAGGAGTTGATAATGTTACAGCTCCCGTTCCAGCACTTACTGAAATTTGATTCGATGTTCCTGTTAAAGATGTTACACCCGTATTCGTAATTGTTACTGCTCCCGTAGCACCACTTACACTAATACCTGTTCCTGCTACATTTGAAGTTACACCCGCGTTTGTTAATGTTACAGTTCCACCCAATGATACTGCACCACCTCCACTCATACCAGTTCCCGCAGTTACGGTTATAGATGAGTTTGCTAATTTAGCGTTTGTTAATGCACCATCTGCAATTGTGAATGTTCTATCTGCTGATAAATCACCTCCACCCGTAATACCTCCAGTTGTAGATATACTTCTAGCCGTTGTAAGCATTGTTCCACCAACTAAAGTAGTGTTACCATCTGCTAATGTTAAAGTTCTATCAGCGGTTAGAGTTGTTGGAGAAATTGTTACATCAAAAGTACCCGTTCCACCTGCTCTACCTGCTATTATTACACCATCTTGCGTTGCCGCAGTTCTTATAGTTAATCCACCACCTGTTATAGATTGTGCTCCCGAAAGAGTTAATCCACCAAATGTTGGAGTTGCTGCTGTATGAATATTTTGTGGTAGGGATAATGTCCAAGTTCTATTTGATGATAAATCTTGTCCACCTGCTGATGAAACTACTTGGTTTGTAGTTCCATTTATTGTGATAGTTCTCGTAGTAGAAACCATCGTTCCCGTTACTAAGGTAGTATTACCATTAGCAAGAGTTAGGGTTCTATCTGCCGATAAAGTTTCAGGAGTAATACTTACTCTGAAGTTTCCAGTTCCACCTGCTCTACCAACTAATCTTACACCATCTTGTGTTGCCGCTGCTCTTACGATTTGGTCACCTGTTAATGTAAGTGTTGCTCCATCGAATGTTAAATTAGTTTCAACTGTTGCATTTGGTGCCGTTCCATTTAATGTTATTAAACCATTATCAGTTGCTCCTGTTAATGATAATACTCCATTTGTTCCACTAGCTCCCGAAGTTCCTGATGTTGCTGATGTTCCCGAAGTTCCTGATGTTGCCGATGTTCCACTTGTTCCGGATGTTCCCGAAGTTCCACTTGTCCCCCTAGTTCCACTTGTTCCAGAAGTTGCTGAAGTTCCACTCGTTCCACTCGTTGCTGAAGTTCCGCTTGTTGCTGATGTTCCTGATGTTCCGGAAGTTCCACTACTTCCACCCGTTCCACTTGTTGCAGATGTTCCTGAAGTTCCCGATGTTCCACTACTTCCCGATGAACCTGTTGCTCCCGATAACCCACTTGTACCAGATGAACCGGAAGTTCCGCTTGTTGCTGAAGTTCCTGATGTTGCTGAAGTTCCCGAAGTTCCTGATGTTCCTCTAGTTCCACTTGTTCCACTACTACCACCCGTTCCCGAAGTTCCTGAAGTTCCACTTACACCACTACTTCCCGAAGTTGCTGATGTTCCGCTTGTTCCCGAAGTTGCTGATGTTCCACTCGTTGCTGAAGTTCCCGATGTTCCACTTGTACCAGATGAACCACTCGTTCCCGAAGTTGCGGATGTTCCGCTTGTTCCCGAAGTTGCTGATGTTCCGCTTGTTCCCGATGTTCCACTACTTCCGCTTGAGCCAGATGCTCCACTCACACCACTCGTTCCCGAAGTTCCCGATGTTCCTCTAGTTCCACTCGTTCCACTACTACCACCACTTCCACTTGTTGCTGATGTTCCCGATGTTCCGCTTGTTGCTGAGGTGCCGGATGTTCCGCTTGTTCCCGAAGTTCCACTTGTTCCCGAAGTTCCTGCTGAGCCTGAAGTTCCTTGTGCTCCCGATGAACCACTACTTCCACTACTTCCACTCGTTCCCGAAGTTGCTGATGTTCCTGAAGTTCCACTTGTCCCTCTAGTTCCACTCGTTCCACTACTACCCGCAGTTGCTGATGTTCCTGAAGTTCCACTCGTTCCCGAAGTTCCCGAAGAACCAGTCAGACCCGAAGAACCACCTGCTCCACTTATACCACTTGTTCCTGAAGTTCCACTTGTCCCTCTAGTTCCACTCGTTCCACTACTACCTGCAGTTGCAGATGTTCCACTTGTTCCACTACTTCCCGAAGAACCACTTCCTCCACCTGCTCCAGTAATACCAGAACTACCACTACTTCCCGAAGTTGCCGATGTTCCGCTTGTCGCAGATGTTCCACTTGTTCCGCTTGTTGCAGATGTTCCTGATGTTCCACTCGTTCCACTACTACCAGTAGTTCCCGAAGAACCACCTGCTCCACTTATACCACTAGTCCCACTACTACCGCTTGTTCCCGAAGAACCCGCAGTTGCTGATGTTCCACTTGTACCTGATGTTCCTGAAGTTCCACTACTTCCGCTTGTTGCAGAAGTTCCACTACTTCCCGAAGTTCCACTACTACCACTACTTCCACTCGAACCTGCGGTTGCTGATGTTCCACTTGTCCCACTAGTTCCGCTTGTTGCTGAAGTTCCCGAAGTTCCTGATGTTCCTCTAGTTCCCGAAGTTCCTGATGAACCCGCCGTTGCTGATGTTCCACTACTACCCGATGTTCCACTTGTACCTGATGAACCCGAAGTTCCACCGGCTCCACTTACACCACTTGTCCCCGAAGAACCACTACTTCCACTACTTCCGCTTGAACCTGATGTTGCACTTGTACCTGATGTTCCACTTGTTCCTCTAGTTCCACTACTTCCCGAAGTTCCCGATGTTGCTGATGTTCCACTACTTCCACTCGTTCCACTTGTTCCACTACTTCCACTAACTCCCGAAGTTCCTGATGTTCCCGAAGAACCTGAAGTTCCACTTACACCCGATGTTCCACTTGTAGCTGATGTTCCTGAAGAACCTGAAGTTCCACTAGTACCATTAACTCCACTTGTACCCGATGTACCAGATGTTCCCGACGTTCCCGCAGTTACTAAATTTGTTCCAACTCCCGCAGTTAAAGTAGATATATCAAGATACCCTCCTCTAGCAGTTCCACCTTGCTCAAAAAATCTTAATCTATTTTGAAAAACATCTATTGTTACACCTTCACCTACAAGTGTTGTGTTGGTTATTGCTTTTCCTAATAAAATTTCACCTCCCTCATCTCCACCAATAGCGTTTACTGTTATTTTATCACCAGTAACAATTAATGAACCTGTAATTTCTGTATTTGAATTTACTCTTACTTTTGAACCATTATCTTCTATATTAGAATCGGAAATATGTTCACCACTTTGTCCTGCCGAACCTTTTGTTAATCGGTTTCTAGTTATTTGAGTTTCACTTCCTAATGAATTATATGTTTCAGGCCCCATCATTAAAATAGATGAGGTTATTGTATTCCCAGAAGCTGCTTGATGAACATATATCCATCTATCTTGCACCGAATCAAATAATAATGAACCACTTCTATATGGTGCTGAACCCGAATCTATTACCGCAATACCACCATATCTAATTGTATTAGAATCGGTGTTCATTGTAATTAAATTAGTAGATACATTTAACTGAGATGATGTAATAAATGTAGTTGATACTAAACTAGCTGATAATGTTCCAGTTATTCTTAAATCTCCAGTAACTAAAGAATTGCCTGTGATTTCGGTTGGACTTTGTAATAATATTTTTCCTGCTCCATTTGTATCAACTATAAGATTACCATTTCCACTATTTGAAATTGTAAAATCACTACCACCATTATAAGTGATATTATTATTAGTTGTTATTGAACCCGTTACTACTAAATTACTACCAATAGTAGTTGAACCAGTTACAATTAAAAAATCTCTTACCGTTAATGCCGTATTAACTCGTAATCCCTGATTTGGAGAAATAACTGCCGTAGTTGAGCCGGATTTTAATGTTGTTATATCTCCTAATGAATCAACTGATAAATTTGTTAAACCCGAACCATCACCCAAAAAAGCAGAGGAGGATACACTGCCGAAAAATTGTGATGCAGTTGGTTGAAAATCCGCAGATCTACTTCCACTCACAAATAGTGCTACTAAGCTTGAGCTTAGTTGATTGAATCCATTAGGTGCTTTGCCGTTATACGCCATTAATTAAAACTTTACGATATTTCTAAAACTGAAACAATTACATCAGCCGATGTTGCTTGAGTTGAAACTACTGATATAAAATCATTAGCCTCCAATACTACTTTTTGGTCTCCACCAATTACTACTATAGACCCGCCTTCAGTAATCAAAGCATTTTTTACTAAATGATTTGTTTTAGTAGCGGATGAATCGGTTACAGTTACATTCACACTTATATTTTGTGTAAGCACATTTGCAACACTTAAACCAATTACAGTAGTAACAGTACCAGCAGGTGCCTGATATACTTTCGTATTAGTCAGTCCTATCGAACCAGTTACACTATTTTTAAATACGTTTGCCATTTTTTTATTTTATGTTTTATCCTAAAGCAATTGCGAATGCGATAGCTGAATCTAATATATTCACGCCATCCACTTGCACTTGTCCTCCGTTTATTGTGTTTACATTCCCATCTACCGTTACTGAACCTGTTATAAAAACCGAACCTGTTATTTGTTGTATATTAGCAGTTGTAGAACCGATATCAATAGTCTGAGTAACTGTCAGTTCATTAAATGTAGCTGCTGATACATTAATATCTCCGGTAAATGAACCCGTAACAGAGCCGGTAAACGAACCACTTAAATTAGCATAAGCATTATTTAAGTCTTGCGTTATTGAACCGGAGAAACTGGGACTATGTATTTTCATTTTACCTTATTTATGTATAAATATAATTTTAATTATCTTTTGATGGTTTATGGTTGATTTGGCCAGATAATATTGAAAGGATTTTCTTGTGATGTAATATCTCTCAATTCTTGTCTATATGTTTTCCAATTTTCAAGTGAACTACTTAGTGGTGTATCGGATAAAACTGTCCAATCACACTCTTTAAGTAATTCACTTCTATGTTCTCTAATCTCTGCCCATTTTTGTATTATCCTTCCACTTATTTCAGTTTCACTTGCATCAGTTTGAATCCAATTTTGATAATACACACCATCCGTTAGAATGGGAGTTCCTTCGATAATATTTTTTGTGTAATCGTTTGGTTTAGGAGTTAATTCAACTTTATATAATCCAAATTCTTCTAATGTAGAATCGGATATAGTTTCCGGAAAGCTTACATTATAAGCATCTTTTCTAAGTTGTTCTACACTATATGGGTATTCTATATTTTCTTCTATAATTCTTAAATACATATTATTTAAAATTTAGGGGTATTGATGCAAAATTATCCAAACCTGTACAATTGTTGAATGCATCAGTTCCAGATGGTGTTGGACTTCTTGACCAAAGTGTAGGTGCATTACCATCTAAAGCGTTTGATGTAGTTGACATATTATACACATTATCAAATATTGTTACGGAGGTATTTGCTGTAAATTGTTGTGCAAATGTTAATGCTAAACAATTTCTAAATGTTGATGAAAAGTTAATTGCATTTGTTGAACTTGCAAATAGATTAGCAGAATATGTATTCAATAATGTACATGAGTTAAATGCCGATGCGAAACTATTTGCATTTGTAGAATTATCAAACAATCCCGTTGGTATAGCCGTTACCGATGTAAATGAAAATATATCACTAAATGTTGTTGCTGATGGTGAAAAATCAAATATATCAGCAGGTATGGAAGTTATTCCTGTACCTCTCATAAATCCCGCAAAAGAAATTATATTATTCAATCCTCTATAACCAACTTCCATTGTGCCACTAGCTGGTATAGATGTTATATTTGTACATCCGTTAAAATCTAAAGTTCTTAAACCAACTCTACCAAAATCTATAATGCCCGTAATAAGTGAACGTATTGCCGCATTATTATTAACTTTAAATCCAGGCATCTGACCAATTATTTCAACAGTATAAACTCCAGCGGTTGCATATGTATGTATTCTATCAGAATCGCCTACAGATGTTATTGTGGAAGTGGGAGTAGCATCTCCCCAAGCTACTTCAATATCCGTTGCAAACGAACCAAAACTTACCAATGGTAATGTAAATATTTGCCCATTCGAAGTAGTTGTTACTTGAATTTTAAATGGAATGGGCTCTCCCCCACCATCCAATGGCACTAATCTTCTAAATATTCCCATAACTATTCATATTTTAAGTTGACATGTTTAATCCAATTAAGAAACCATAGTAGTTATTACCACCATCCAAAGTATAGAAAGTCAATACATCAGTTCCAGCTGATGTTAATATTGGTGCGGTTGCTCCTGCCCATCTAACAGTGTTTGGCCAAGTTATAACATATGCTCCTGCATTTACCAATGCTATTGTAAATCCAAATGCTCTATTAGGTGGTGGGCTACCAAATGTAAATGTTGTGTTCGCATTTACAGTTCTTGTAAAGTTATTAGCCGTTGCTAAATCTAAAGTTACACTACCACCCGTTCCTAAAGAAGCATGAGTTTCACTATAAATAGTTGGGTTTACAGAACCAGTAACTTCTAATTTGCTAGAATCAAATTTAAAACTACTTTCAACTTGTCCAAATCCGGTTGCGTTAACATAAGTTATTACACCATTATCAGTTGTTCCAGTTAATAATAAAAGTCCGGATGTACCCGATGTTCCACTCGTTCCACTTGTTGCTGAAGTTCCTGATGAGCCTGAAGTTCCCGAAGTTCCCGAAGAACCAAAGTATGTTCCATCCAAACCGCTTGTTCCTGATGTTCCCGAAGTTCCGTTTGAGCCATCCAATCCAGAAGTTCCACTACTTCCACTTGTACCAGATGAACCAAAGAAAGTTCCATCTAATCCACTTGTACCAGATGTTCCCGAAGTTCCGTTTGTTCCATCACTTCCACTTGTTCCAGCAGTTCCCGAAGTTCCCGATGAACCAAAATAAGTTCCATCCAATCCACTCGTTCCCGAAGTTCCTGATGTTCCTGTAGTTCCCGAAGTTCCTGATGTTCCTGAAGTTCCACTACTTCCAAAGAATGTTCCATCTAAACCGCTTGTTCCCGAAGTTCCTGCTGTACCAGATGTTCCAGTTGTTCCCGAAGTTCCTGTTATACCCGAAGTTCCCGATGAACCAAAGTATGTTCCATCTAAACCACTTGTTCCACTCGTTCCAGCAGTTCCCGAAGTTCCCGCAGAACCACTAATACCTGATGTTCCACTGCTTCCCGATGTTCCACTACTTCCAAAGAATGTTCCATCCAATCCACTCGTTCCACTACTACCACTTGTACCCGTAGTTCCGCTTGTTCCACTTACACCACTTGTACCTGAAGTTCCACTACTTCCAAAGAATGTTCCATCTCTTCCGCTTGTTCCCGAAGTTCCTGATGTTCCATGTGAACCATCAATACCTGATGTTCCACTTTCTCCAGAAGTTCCTGAAGTTCCTGATGAACCAAAGAAAGTTCCATCTAAACCACTTGTTCCCGAAGTTGCTGATGTGCCCGATGTTCCACTAGTTCCGCTTGTTCCATTGATACCACTCGTACCAGATGTTCCAGCAGTTCCACTTGTCCCATCCACACCGCTTGTTCCCGATGTTCCTGCAGTTCCGCTTGTTCCTGCAGTCCCACTCGTACCCGTTGTTCCCGAAGTTCCGCTTGTTCCACTACTACCAAAGAATGTTCCATCTAATCCACTAGTACCAGATGTTCCAGCACTACCGCTTGTTCCAGCAGTTCCCGATGTTCCATCTATACCACTTGTACCTGATGTTCCACTAATACCGCTTGTTCCAGCAGTTCCAGAAGTTCCTGCAGTTCCGCTTGTTCCAGTAGTTCCTGATGTTCCTGCACTTCCACTCGTTCCATCTATACCTGAAGTTCCATCAATTCCCGAAGTTCCTGATGTTCCAGCAGTTCCACTTGTTCCAGCAGTTCCACTAGTTCCAAAAGTTCCATCGATTCCCGATGTTCCACTACTTCCATCGATTCCCGAAGTTCCGCTTGTTCCAGCAGTTCCTGATGTTCCACTTATACCACTCGTTCCCGAAGTTCCAGCAGTTCCACTTGTTCCAGCAGTTCCTGAAATTCCCGAAGTTCCAGCACTTCCGCTTGTTCCATCTATACCCGAAGTTCCTGATGTTCCAGCCGTTCCACTACTTCCCGAAGTTCCTGATGTTCCAGTAGTTCCCGATGTTCCAGATGTTCCACTCGTTCCATCAACACCACTCGTTCCACTTGTCCCAGCAGTTCCCGATGTTCCTGCTGTTCCTGATGTTCCAGCCGTTCCACTCGTTCCACTACTACCACTAGTCCCTGCCGTTCCGCTTGTTCCAGCAGTTCCTGATGTTCCTGATGTGCCCGTAGTTCCACTCGTTCCACTACTTCCACTCGTTCCAGAAGTTCCATCTATACCACTTGTACCTGATGTTCCAGCAGTTCCCGAAGTTCCTGAAGTTCCCGCACTTCCATCGATACCACTTGTGCCTGATGTTCCAGCAGTTCCACTCGTTCCACTACTTCCACTTTGGCCACTTGTTCCACTCGTTCCACTACTTCCGCTTGAACCCGAAGTTCCACTTGTTCCACTAATTCCCGAAGTTCCTGATGTTCCCGATGAACCCGAAGTTCCATCTATACCACTTGTTCCCGAAGTTCCTGATGTTCCGTTTGTTCCATCAACTCCACTCGTTCCGCTTGTTCCCGAAGTTCCATCTATTCCCGATGTTCCTGATGTTCCCGAAGTTCCATCTATACCGCTTGTTCCCGAAGTTCCATCTATTCCCGATGTTCCTGATGTTCCCGAAGTTCCATCGATACCACTTGTACCTGATGTTCCATCAACACCACTTGTTCCCGAAGTTCCATCCAATCCTGATGTACCGCTACTACCACTCGTTCCTGTAGTTCCAGATGTTCCACTACTTCCACTCGTTCCAGTAGTTCCGGATGTTCCCGATGTTCCGGATGAACCACTACTTCCGCTACTTCCACTAGTTCCACTAGTTCCGCTTGTTCCACTTATTCCCGATGTTCCACTAGTACCTGATGAACCCGAAGTTCCAGCAGTTCCGCTTGTTCCAGCAGTTCCACTCGTTCCTGCAGTTCCACTAGTCCCTGCCGTTCCACTTGTTCCTGCAGTTCCACTCGTTCCTGATGTTCCATCTATACCACTACTTCCACTACTTCCACTTGTCCCAGCAGTTCCACTTGTTCCCGCAGTTCCACTACTACCACTCGTTCCAGCAGTTCCGCTTGTTCCCGCAGTTCCACTACTACCGCTCGTTCCTGCAGTTCCACTCGTTCCTGCAGTTCCACTCGTTCCCGCAGTTCCGCTTGTCCCAGCAGTTCCTGATGAACCACTACTTCCCGATGTTCCTGATGTTCCGCTCGTTGCTGATGTTCCGCTTGTTCCCGAAGAACCACTACTTCCCGAAGAACCACTACTTCCCGATGAACCACTACTTCCACTACTTCCCGATGAACCACTACTTCCACTACTTCCACTACTTCCCGATGAGCCAGAAGAACCACTACTTCCCGATGTTCCCGAAGTTCCGCTTGTTGCTGAAGTTCCTGAACTTCCACTCGTCCCTGCAGTTCCACTCGTTCCAGCAGTTCCTGATGAACCACTACTTCCACTTGTCCCAGCAGTTCCACTTGTCCCAGCAGTTCCCGAAGTTCCAGCAGTTCCGGATGAACCACTACTTCCACTAGTCCCTGCAGTTCCACTCGTTCCTGCAGTTCCGCTCGTTCCACTACTTCCATCTATACCACTCGTTCCGCTTGTTCCTGCAGTTCCTGATGTTCCAGCAGTTCCGCTTGTTCCCGAAGTTCCTGATGTTCCATCAACTCCACTTGTTCCACTCGTCCCTGCAGTTCCACTCGTTCCCGCAGTTCCGCTTGTTCCTGCAGTGCCCGAAGTTCCCGATGTTCCGTTTGTTCCATCTAAACCAGATGTTCCCGAAGTTCCCGATATTTCAGATAATGCTCTAGCTTCTACCTTCTTTGTTGTATTGTTATAAACTAATGCTATCTGAGAAGTAGAACCTGTTGTTGGGAAATTTAAAAATAAACTACCACTTACACCCAAACTACCACTAACTAATAAGTTAGCGTTAATTACACTATCTTGATTTGCTTGAACAAATGATGCAGTATCAACATTTTGTGCATTTAATGCGTATTCAGCAACTGATGCAAACGATGCTGAGAATACAGTCATCGATGCAGTTTGGGATGATTGAAGTAATCCTTCTAAACTACCACCCAATCCATCAATATATGATGCAGTTTGTGCAAACAACACGCTCATTGATGCAGTTTGTGATGTCTGAACAAATGAACCCGTATCAATTGTAGTTGCGTTTAGTGCAAATTCAGCTATACTTGCAAACGATGCTGAAAACACCCTCATAGATGAGGTTTGTGAATTCAATACAAACTGAGAACCACCTGCTAATGATGCTGATAGTGCTGATAATGATGCTGAATCAAATCCCTGAATACTTTCTGCTGTTCCTGCATTAATTGCGAAAGATGCCGAAAGAACAGTTCCTAAAACTCTATCACCATTTATAGTTCCACTTAATAGCGAACCCGCTTTACCAATTACTGCTTTACCAGTTGTTGGACCACTAAATCTTACTCTTGTTGTATTTTCATCAATTGAAATAATATCTAAAGGTAAAATTTGTGCTTCAGTTCCAGCTGAACCCGTTTCGTAAATTTGAACATGCGGATATCTTACACCTAAACTATGTGTTACATATAAATCCGTTTGATTAGCAAATGAAACAACTTCACTTAATGATGTATCAGGTTGAGGAACATAATATTCTCTATTAGTATCATATCTTAACACATTGTATTCTGCAGATGCAGTTGGGCC